GAAATGGCGGCGGTAATTTGCTCGGATAGGACTTTGCCTTGTGCGGCGGTTAATGCTGCGTCTGTAGCCGTACTGTTGAGCGTATTGACCAGTTTTGCTACCCCTGCCAATGTCGGTGTGGCTCTCGCAATTTCGTGCGTATGTCCTGTTGCACCGTTGCCGACCCAGTTGGTGGTGCTGCCTGAAAGCGTGGACGGCGTAGCTAAGCCAATCGTGCGATGAGCTGCTAATGTGCCACCGCCTGTTAAACCCGCGCCTGCGGTCAGGGTCGTATTCTTGAGTACAAATTGTTGCGTTGCGGTTTGTTGGTTTGCACCAATTAATGCCATCGCTTTGGCAATTTCGGTTTTATTCCACTCGGTACGGTCGGTAATTTTTTTGAAAATTTGGTTAATTTTGCCCGACGCGCCACCAATCACTTTATCGCCTGTCTCAATAATCGGTATGACTTCTTCAAACCGACTTTCAATTTGTAAATTGGTCATGTATTCGCTCCAAATGTGTAAGTCCCATCAAAATTAATCTCGCCATTCCACAACAAGGCATGGCTGCGATAATCCAAATACAATAATTGACACCGCGCAGGCGTGATTTCATGCAAAATTTGCTTAATTAATTCCGCTTGTGCGACCGTTATCACGCGCGTTAGAACAATGCCGTAATACGCCCAACCGTTTGCGATGTCGCCATTAAAAATATATTTACCATCAAAGTTGGCTGTGCCGTCCCATGATAAATCTCCCGCGCGTTCAATAATCTCAATTTCGCCCAAACGTAAATCCCTAAACAATTGACGAATCACGCGGGGCGTGCCTTTGCCTTGATGAAGGGTAATATAGCGTTCAATCAAATCGCGCTGCGCCTGCTCTGTTTCGGCAAACTGCCAACCTTCCGCGTCTGAAATGCTGTTCTCCCACGCCAAAAAAGGCAAAAAGGCAGAATCACATTCTTGCGGATGCCGCGACCGAAGAATCACTCGCCAATCTAATGCGGCTAAATCCTGCTCAGTTAACTTGGCTAATGTATTCTGTAAGACACTGTTATTACTTGGGATAATGCTATTCATGCGTCATCTCCCGTCCAATGATGCGACCAATTTGAATAAATTCATTCTCACGACATTGAATATCACTGGTGGGTTGGATTAACCGCACTTTTTTTGCTCCCATCACGTCCAATGCACCAATGATTTTAGATAACGCTAAGCTGCCTGCAATTTGCCCATTCTTTGCTAATACCCTTTGTAAATTCGCATCTTGTTCTGCCTGTACGGTTGCTTTAGCAAGTGCGCTCTCATATTCGGTTTCGTATTCAATATGAATGATTTTTGCACTGGCTGCGTGTACTTCCACTAAATCACACAAAGGGCGGCGTGTTTCTGACGATAAGTAAGCCTGTACTTCCTCAATTAAACGACTCGTAGCGATGCCATTATTTTGATAACTTTTAATATAAACTCGCACCGTTCCTGCAATCGGGGTAACAGGATTGGCATCTGCCACGCCTACCACATCTAAAGCGTGTGCACGATACGCAGCACGTGGACCCGCAACCGCATATTTTTCTGGGTGTGCCTGTATGCGGCTACGAAAATCACTATCGCTTTCCAAAATCTGTTCTTTGGGTGGATACACATTCTTATCCGCCGCTTGAATCAGCTTCCTATTCAAACCACGCGATGCACCGATGTGGTCTAAATCGCTATTTTTTGCGGTAGCTAAAAATGTGGCTAAAACAGCTTCGTTAATCCGCTGCCGCATGAGTAATTCAGAATAAGCTTGTTGCTGTAAATCAATGGTTAACGGCTCACTCTCCAGCTCTAAAGTTGCTGCAATCACATCACGAATTGCTTCGGGACACAGGGCAATCAAAGCTTGTTTTTTGCGTAAAAAAATGGTCTCAAAATCAAATGGCTCTACTGCATCGGGCGGGTTCAGTAGCGATAAATCAATCTCTTTCATTTATGTCGCTCCAATCACAAAATTTTGTGCTTTGCCATTTAAACGACCATATAGCCATATCTCTACGCCATTTTTCGTTGTTTTCGTTTGTGCGGTTTTGATGGTGTAACGCGGTTCGTATTGGGCAATTGCCATCACAATGGCGGCATTGCAACGCAATAAAGTCTCTTCATTGAGCGGCAAATCCAATAATAACGGTAACAAACTGCCATACTCTTCGCGTTGCACTCGTGTACCTATGCGCGTCAATAAAATATTGCGTATGGATTGATAAACGTGTTCGTCCAGCGGCATCATGCGCCCAGTTTCTGCATTCATCATAATGGCATTCCTGTTGTGCCTCCGCTGTCACCTGTGTGCTTGTGGCTATGTAAAACCACACCGTTGCTAGACAATTTGCCACCAGTATGTTCCAAATTACCCGAAATACTTGCCGCAGAGCCACCATTGGCATTACTACCCGATAAGCCTCCTTGATACGTCAATGAACCTTTTACCAATACCGCTCCCGTAAATTCAGATTTTGGGCTGTCTATGGTTACACTTTTGATGCCGCCCATTTTCAGGCTGCCTGAAACATGGTTATAAGTGATGACTGCCCCATCTGGAAATTGAATGGTCGTGTCATCAGATGATTGTGATGGACTGGCAAACTGGCTAGACATCAAACCACACAACACCACGCCGTTAGCAACTTCACCGCTAGGAGACAACACGATGCAGTTTTCCCCCACACTGGGCGGACGATGAACCGATACCCCACCTGCAAATGGTACAAAATAAGGCAACCAGTCCGTTTGTAATGCGCCGTGCGCAACACGCACACGACACAAGGCAGAATCCACCTCCGTAATATTGCCTTGTTTAATCAAATTCGCTATTTGACGTTGCATAATTAACCTTACATTTTTATGTTTAAACTGCCTGAAAATACCGCTGCAATTGGTTTTCAATCAGTTGCAAATCATCATCAGAAAAACCCAATAATGTGCGTTCGGGGCGGTTGTCTTCCCCTTCTTGATGGGCGTGCGCAATGTAGCCTACTAAGCCATTTAAAAAGCCAATTGCCGCCTCATGCGAATCACTTTTTAATTTCAAATATTTGTATTGATGGATTTTGCGAAACATGGTTTGCAGCTTGGCTGCTTTCATCACATCGCTTTTATCGGCAGTCATGATGCCTTTTCGGTAATATTCATAGCCCACAAAGTAACTGCCTTTGTCGCGCATCGTGCGATAACGACGAATTTTGTCGTGATAAATAAAATCCTGTTCTTTGCGCAATGTTTTGAGCGGCTCAACGGCTATGCTATGTCGTCTGAACATCGGCGCACCGCTGGGCGTAACATTTGCCTGAATACGCTTTTTATTGTTTTGCCGAAGTTGTCGTCCTAGCTGTTGCAATAATTGACGCGTTTCACTGGCCGATAATTTGCGCGTCATTTGGTCTAGGTTGTCAATGTATTGATTGAGTTCGCTATTCATGATTGCATAATCCAGTCTTCATTCCCCATCTTGCCAAAATCTCCCGTTAAATCTCGGATAGCGTGTGGTTCGGCGGCGTGGCTGATATGCAATTCTTCGGTCTGTTCATCACGCAAGACCACCACGCGTTCCGATAATTTCAATTGATACAACACATCAGCACTGTCATGATTCAAAATATCTACATCAAACTGAAAGCTGTTTTTTTCGGTTTGCCCCGCGCCTAAAATATCGGGTTGATGGATTTGCAACCAATGAATCACCGCCGTCTCCAATACGTCCAAATCACTCGTAAAATCAGTAATCAACAAGGTAAGCGTGTAGTTTTTGCTATGCGACAATGTGCCTTTGTTAGATGAAATCGTCCCTTGCTGCACAAACATCGTGAGCTTTTCTGGATTTTCGGCAATTTCAGGCAGCACGCGTTCAATTGCTTGGCGCAATAACTTAGGCTTTTGCATGGCGTTCTCGTTCGGTTTGACAATCAATACACGTTGTGCAACCTAAAACCGCTACACGCCGCGCCTGCGGAATGGCTTCACCACAATCTTCACACTCAAAAGCGGATACGCTATTTTTCAGTTGATTCGCTGCCTTAAATCTTTCCAGCGCATAATGGCGCATCATTTCTTCGACTTCGCAAGCTTTGTCTATGATTTGATTGGACATATTTAAGCTGCCTAAAGCGGGTTTTGATAATATGCATAGGCATTAGCTAATCGGCTGTCATAGCTATTTTTTTTGTATGCTGCACCGTTGTATAACTTCGCCACTGTTGTCCAATCTTGTTTTTTCAATGCCGTGTACAAAGCTTTGTTTGACTGGATAAACTGACAAAATGCCAATAACTGCTTGCCTTCGCTTTCTTTCATCGCATCAACCAATTCGCCAACGGTGGCATAACCTGCTGCCGCATGATTAAAGCCCATAATCTGAAATAAGCCCCAGCTAGTCGCCTTCATCGCACTTTCAGGGTCAATGCTAAAGGCAAGATTAAAACGTGGATATTCGCCAACGTTTCCCCAATAGCCGCCTGGTCTGGGATTGCAAACATTGGGATACTTTGCCGCTATCTCTTGCGCCAAATGCTTGGGCAAAAAATCATAAAATTTGTGTCGTTCAAACAAAATCACGACACGACCATCTTTTAAATAACCCCGTCCAGAACTCTCTACTTGAATAATGGCTTTAATAACTGCTGGCGCAACACCCAAAAGTTGTGCTGCTTCAATGACATCGCTTTCTTTCAAAAACTGACGGGTAGGCACATTATCATTGGGCTTTTTGCCGTACAAAATCGCATAACTGTCTTTGCCAAAAATGCCATCTGCTAATAAATTTTTATCACGTTGAAACTGAAGCAATACCGCTTCTGTTGCTTCATCAAAAATACTGTTTTCTTCTAGCGGGCCATATCCTTGTGCTAATAATTCACGCTGTAATTGCGCCACATACTCACCCTTTGCACCATATTTCAAAATGTGCATATCCTGCCCCTTATTTCATTTGCTTCCCGTAATACACGCGCGAAATATTGCCGCGTGCCAATAAAATCGCACCCACTTGCACCGCTAACCCAAAAATCATCAACCAATCTAACAGCTCATCTGCCCGCATATACGCCGCAATTGCCAACGACCCCATTTGCAAAAAAGTAAAATAGGCAATCACAGCCGATAAGGTCTTGGGCGTTTTGTCGCGTTTATCAAACGTAAAAATACGCACCGCCGCAGCTATCGCTAAAACCGTAATAATCGTATGTTGCAAATTATTCATGTTGTTGCTCCGTCCTGACTTCCTGCTGGCTACGCTCCAAAAAACGATACGCTGCCTGAACCAATACCACCGCAAAAGCTGACGACATCACTGCCCCCGTAAAATCATTGACACGCAACGGCATCTTGTCGGGAAAAATCCAATTCATAATGTTTGCCGCATCTGCGCCGCCAAAAACACCACAAAAAAACGAAACCGCAAATAACCATGCCTTTGGCAGGGGCGCATAACCCGTTTTACTCAAGATAAATAAACTCGCCCCCACCAACGCACCAAATGCCACCGAAGCAGGTAAGTGATAACTACCAATCACTATGACCGCTACATTAACCAACGTTGTATTTAATTCCTCATTCTTCACGGTCTAATCCCATAAATTTAACGTTTTTATTTCAGGTTCAACATCTTGCACAGGGGGTAAGGTAATCATCAAATTGGGCGGTAATAACGCAGCTTGTTTGCAAAGCCATGGATTGGCTGCCAAAATCAGCTCAACTTGCCCGACACTACTACCATAATATTCATACGCAATCTGGCTCAAGGTATCACCATCTCTCGTTCTGACTTGATTTGCTAATAGGGCTTGCATGATTAAATTAACTCCGCATCAACACGATGTACCCCCAAAATATCCGCTATTGCCGCGTGCGCTTCCCGCCGATAATCATCAGCACTTTGCTGCTTGCTCTCAAAACGGCTTGCCGTCTTGCCCGTTGCGTCATAATCCGCATAGATTTCGGATAAATTGGCTTTGGTATAGTTGTAAACCGCATGACGATAACGGATTTCAGGCAGCTTGGAATCAGCTTGTACTAATGTTTGTTGCCCCGCCATTAATGCCCGCTGCTTGGTTAAAGCCAACTGTCTATTAACATGTATCACCGCTTCCAATGCCATTTCATACAATCTGACCGATGTAATCGTGTTATCAATGCGCATCGCTTGACGCATATGATTTAAATTAATCACAGGAAAAAAGGTATCCAGCACAATTTGACTGTATTCTGGCTGCTGTTCCGTTTTGGGTGCACTGGCAAAACTTAAAGACATGATGGGTTCTCGTTGAATGTAAATGGTATGGCAAAGACAACAAACAGGCGCATTTACATGACTGGATACGACAGTTGTCGCTTGCCATACAGCGAGGGGAGCCTTTACTTGGTTTGTGATTGCAAAAGTGAAACTTTCTTTTTCAAACCAATTTTTTCATTGTATTTAATCGCTTGATTGTACAAATTGAGTGCCAATTCCTGATTGGGCGGGTCGGCATTTTCAAAATATTCGCCCGCCGCTTTAAGCATTTTGGCACGAATAGGGTCGGGTAAATTATGAATGTGTTGCCCGCTCTCATTTTTACCAACCGCCCAATCTATAAGCATACTAACATTTTCTGGCGCAATATTTGCTCCTGCGCTCATTTGTTCTGCATACTGCTCTACAATAATTTCAGGCAGCGAACGCTGAAATTCATCAGGACTTTCGGCTTGGCTAAACATCGCAATCTTGGCTAACGGCATCGTCTCGTCCAACAAACCACAATCTAACTGCCAAATCATGACAATAGGCGTAATACGGTCTTCTGAGGCAATGCTTCCACTAGTTAAAACCCCTTGCAACCAATCACCGTAAGAGGGCAATAAATCCGCTTTGGCTTGCTGCTTGTCTAAATGCGATTTGATGCTTTTTAATACCGCTTTATCAGCATGTAACTGTTTGAGTAAATGTTGGTAAGGCGTGAGTGTCATCAAATCCACATCATGCGCTGCAGCAACTGCTGTGCATTGCTCACGGTATCGCTTGGCTGGCGTGCTCATCTTAATTCTCCTCAAATTAGGCTACGTGTTTTAAGTTGTCCACCAATACCGCCGCGCCATAATCTTCTACAATAAAATCAATATTTTTAGATTGATAACTTTCCAATTGGTCTTTTTCGGCAGCGTCCACTACGCGGCGGCGTTCGCCCGAAATCTGATAATAAATAGATAAATTTTTGAGTGGGGTAATCAGCAAGGTATCAACAGGCATATTGGGAATAAACATCACAGGCAAACCGCCTAATGTGCGCTCTTTATTTAAACGTGATGCGGCTTCGCTTTCTGTTGCCTTGTCTCCTGCCGCATTAAGCAAATTGACGTATTTATCACCCACCGTGCGGCGACTTGCTAATACAACAAAATCGTTTCGGTCAGCAAAACGCTCATCAATCAAATTATTCAAGCAATCCATAACGACGGCATCTAGATTTTTATATTCACTGGCCCCGTCACCGTATTGCACCTCTTGCTTGGTTGTACCAACTGCGCCCGTTGCCCAACCCATCACATTTTGCGGATGCTCCTCACGGATTTTTTGTAACCAACCCTTGTTCACATCTTGCAATAAAGGGTATTGCGTCAAATCCGTTGTTTTCTCACGTTTGACGCCATTCATGCCCATCGTGATTAAACTCAAACCAATACTTTCAGCAACTTTTGCATTCACACGCGCGGGGAAATCCGTTAAATGCGCCCAACCATCAATTTCATCGTAACGGAGGGCTACATCAAAATTGGTCTTGTGTAACAAATATTCACGACTATCTAAGTTATGAATACTAACTGGCTCTCTGCGCTTGCCTTTTGCAGTGGTGTCGGTGTTACTGGCAATCAAACCCGTTGATAAGCCAATAATCTCGCCTTTTTGTTCTTGCTTGCCAATCAAGTTGATTTTTTGCAATAACTCATTACTTAATGCAATCTTGTCATACATCGTCTGCACCGCCGCAGGCGCAACCGTGAAATTTTTATCAACCTGTTCAACCTGAATGTGATTTGCCTTAGCAATACTGGCAAACAATGCGGTAATCGCTACTGCTAATTTATTTGTTGTCATGTGTCTCTTTCTTTCGCTCTAAAAAATTTACCAACCTGCTTCCAATACGGGATTGCCACCGCTGTGTTCCTTGCGCTCCCCTGTGTAAACTTGAGTTTCCACTTGCTGCTTAAATTGATTAAACGATGTCTTCAGTTCATTGTATTCAGCTAGCAAACAATCCAATAATTGCGCTTGGTCTTCATTGGCTTGTTGCAACTGCTGAATTTGTTGTGCGTAATCCTCTTGTTTCACGTCTGACCGTTCAGGCTGCTTTTCGCTGTTGTCTGTTTTACCAAAATATTTTTTCATCAAATGCGTAAATACATTTTCAGTTAGAGGCTTCTCTTCATCTTGATAATCAAATGATTCAGGCATGGCCCATTCTCCATATTCGCTTAATTTCATGTCGTCCGATAATTTGCTTTGAACCATGCTGTAGTTTTGGGTCGTCCCCAAACTGGCAGGACTATCAGTAATCGCTACACCAACTAAATACGCCTTACCCGACTTGGCAAAGTTGCTCTGTATCTCCATACTACAAAACATTTTTTTACCGTTATCCCAAATATTTTGTAATGCTGGTAAAACCGAAAATCGCGCCAATAACGCCGTTTTACTCGGGTCTTTTGCCCACGGTTCTACCTTCAATTCACGCACATCGCCGTAGCCACTTTTCCAGTCATCAAACAAAAAACGAAAATGTTCTAAATTAATTTGCGCCGTGTACACTTCAGGGTCGTAAGTCTCTGCCATTTCGCGCAATTCCGCCGCCGAAATTTCCCGACCATCTGCCGTCGCGCCAGATACACCAATAATGCGCCACTCCGTAACGCTGGGTATTTGCTTTGCCATAATCTCTTGTGTGCCGTTTTGGTTGAAAATAGCCCGATTGTGTGCGCTTTCATTAAACACCTCCACGAAAAAACACACTAACGGCAAGCCTTACGGTAAACGCCCCTTTCAGGCAGCCAAAAATACTTAAAAATGATGACCCAAATCGTTAGCCACTCAGTTATTTAAATGAAAAAAATCACTTTTGACCTACACGCCCCCGCTAACCTAGAACCCCGCATCGCTGCACGGCAGCTTTATTGGCAAGGCTGGCGCATTACCGACATCGCTAAAACCCTAAATGTCAACCCAAACAACGTCTATTCTTGGAAAAATAGGGAAAATTGGGACGGCGGTACACCCATGCAACGCATCAACATAAGCGCAGAAATCCGTTTACATGCCCTCATCAACCAACCCAAAAAATCTGATGCTGATTACAAAGAAATCAAACAACTAAGCGATTTAATCAGCGGCTACCCCAATGCACGCAAAAAAGATAAAGAATACAATCCAGTCAAAAATAGCTACGATGAACCCATTCCTACCATTGATAATCCACCACACCCAATCAAAGAGAAAACAGTCCATCAATCCAATAGAAAAAAAGAATACAATACCTTTACCAATGAACAAATTGATAAGTTGGAGGCTATCTTTCATGAGCAAATGTTTGATTATCAAAGATATTGGTATCAGCTCAATGTGCGCTTTCGTAACCTGTTAAAATCACGCCAAATCGGTGCAACCTTTTTCTTTGCGCGTGAATCACTCGTTAACGCCCTTAAAACAAGTAAAAATAAAATCTTCCTATCCGCCTCACGGGCGCAAGCGTTTCAATTCAAACAATATCAAATTGACTTCGCACAAATGGTCGGCGTAGAACTGCGCGGCGATAGCATTCGTCTACAAAATGGCGCAACCCTCTATTATCTCGGCACCAACTCACGAACCGCTCAAGGTCGACACGGCGACCTTTATGTGGACGAGTATTTTTGGATTCCCGACTTCAAAGAATTAACCCGTGTTGCCAAACCTATGGCGAGCCAAAAACAATACCAAATTACCTATTTTTCCACCCCCTCCAGTACTTCGCACCCCGCCTATTCCTTTTGGACTGGTGAGCGATTCAACGAAGGACGCGACAAATCCCAACACATCAAAATTGATACCTCACATAACGCCCTCAAAAATGGTCGCTTGTGTGAAGATGGTCAATGGCGGCAAATCGTTACCCTTGATGACGCAGAACAAGGCGGTTGCAACCTGTTTGATAAACAACAACTCCTGTTGGAAAACTCACCCGCAGAATTCAGGCAGCTTTTTATGTGTGAATTTGTTGAAAATGGCGATGGCGTATTTAATTTCAACGACTTGCAAAAATGCTGCGTCGATAGTTGGACAGTTTGGCAAGATTTCTATAAACCCTTCGCGCCTAAACCCGTCGGTCATCTCCCCGTATGGATTGGCTACGACCCCAGCGACTCAGGCGATGCCGCCGCCCTCGTTGCCGTACTGCCCCCTCAACGCAATGGCGATAAATTCCGTATTCTAGAAAGGCATTTACTACACGGAAACGACTTCCAGCAACAAGCTAACTTTATCCAAAAAATGTTTGAACGCTACCATATACAAAAAATCGTTATTGATAAAACAGGATTGGGCGCAGCAGTATTTCAGCTGGTACAAAAATTTTTCCCATTGGCTGTCGGCGTCCAGTATTCACTGCCTGAAAAAGCCCTAATGATTAACAAAATGCATGACCTCATGCGCAACAATCGCGTTGAATGGGAACTCGACCACAAAGATATTACCACCGCCTTTTTAAATATTCGGACCTTCGCTACTCCAAGTGGTCGCAATATCACCTATGCAAGCAACCGAACCAAAGAAAGTAGCCACAGCGATGTCGCGTGGGCTGCGCTACAAGTCTTCTACCAAGAACCTCTAGACGGCAATTTGTCTAGTAGCGGTAGCATAGATATTTATTAAACTCATCACATAGAAAGAAAAAAATGACTCAATCTCCCAATGCCGATGTCTTCTTTTGGCAAGATTACGAAGGCTTACATAGCCTGTTTGACTTTACAGGCTGCCTGAATAACGGCAAATATTTTGAGCCACCTGTATCATGGTTTGATGTAGAAAAATTATTGCGACAGGGCGTTCACCATTGCAGCGCACTACAAGCCAAGCTCAATATCCTAAAAGTTACTTTCACACCTACACAGTGGCTCAGTCGCGGTGAATTTGAAAAACTCGCATTCAATTTCTTAGTACTGGGAAACGGATACTTAGAAATTCAACGCAATCGTTTAGGTAAAATGCTATCCGTAAAATCACGACTCGCCCTATATATGCGTCGTTCTAGTAACCTAAAAGATTTTGTCTACTTGCGCAGTGATTTAATCAATGCCACTTATGAAGAATTAAACGGTAACGACATCATTCACATCATACAGCCCAACCTGCGTCAGGAAGTTTATGGTATGCCGTATTATTTGGCAGCAATGGATAGTGTAGAACTCAACGCCGCCGCCACACGATTTAGAGTGCGCTACTACAAAAATGGCTCCCATGCGGGATTTATCCTCTATACCACCGATTCCAAAATTAACGAAGAAGACTGGGAAAATATTAAAGCACAACTACGCAGCGCAAAAGGGGAGGGCAATTTTAAAAATATCGTTATCCGCTCCCCTGAGGGTAATCCTGACGGCTTAAAACTGATTCCAATATCAGAGGTCGCTGCTAAAGATGATTTTCTAAACATTAAACAAATCAGTGCAGAAGATATGTTGGCAATCCATCGCGTACCTCCTGCACTGATGGGTATCGTCCCAAAATCAGCTGGCGGACTAGGCGATGCTGCCACCGCCGCCAGAGTCTTTGCAACCAACGAAGTCGCGCCATTGCAGCAAGCCTTCCTTGATGTGAACGAAAAACTCAATACTGAAATATTCCGCTTTGAACCTTATAATCTTATAACAGCGTGATACTGAAAATTAAATAATAAATGCGGTTAGCAATGATTGCTGACCGCATTTTTTTTGATTGAGCGAGGTGGAGAAAGGGGGTGAGTTATCGCGCTTCCCTCTGCGCCTGCGCATATCAAAAAATAAATATTTTTTGTGCAACTGAATAAACATGGTTAATACTTAGTCAGCAAGCTATTTCCATCCAAATTATACTGCCTAAAAATTATGCATTTTTGTGCAAAAATTCACAAAATCATGCGACATTATGCAAAGCCATTTAGTCCATTCTACATATTTCAAATTAGCAAATAAAAATCAATAATTGATGAAAATAAACTAGCTATTCATGTAGAATAAAGAATAAAATAATCGTTTGGTCTAATTGATTTTAAGGTAGAACTCATAATCCTTTGGTCGTGGGTTCGAAA